ACCTCTTTTAGATGCGAGTATTCCATGGCATCGTCCGACGTCACCGTCATACGCTCCGGAGATATGACTGTCGCAAAAGCTGCCTTAATCCGGATCATTCCCTGCCGGTCTTGGAATAAGATGCAGCGACCTGCGTTAGCAATAATCTGCAGGGCCTCCGCATGGGTAACGGCGGGCATCGGATTGACAACCTGTATCTGCCGCAGATAATCGTCCAGTGTGTAATCCCGTGGATCCACACCTGCATCTGCCAGTACATCGACGGTCAGGTCGTACAGCGTTGTGGCGCCGTATCTGCCCCGATAGTATGTCTCGTTGAGATTGGCAATTGCATCACGGGCACCAAAGCTCATACGGTCGTCATCGGCCTTCCACGTGTCCAGATAGAGCTTCGCACCGTCCAGCCACTCGATGGAGCCGTCTGCCAGTGTTATACCATACTTGATTTCAACCTTCTGGCCGATCTCCAGATAATATAGAGCGCTATCGCGGTTCTCAGTATCAAACTTCCGCCCCTTATTCTCGACGGTCAGTGATAAGTCAATGGTCGGCAGCTCCTCGGATATCTGAGACAGATACTCCTTTTTACTGCTGGCCGTTATCTGCCGGCTCTTAAAATAGATACCCACACCCATGGATATTTTAAAAATCCGAAGTCGCCCCTGGCCGTTAATCATGGCATGAGGAACGATCCGGATGTAGGATGCGTCCTCAAAAATCTCCTCGGTTATGTACACCCGGCTGACGTTATCCGTGACATTCAGCGTCTTGTGATCCGACACGATGTCAAAATCAACCGGGAAGTAATCCGAGAAGTCTATGGTGAGGCCCCGGATATCATAGGGGCCGTCATAGTAGTCGATCTGGATCGCGCCCAACAGCTCCCGACTCACCGCTCCCTGATTGAAATAGGGACTGCCGTCCTCCGGAAGGAACAGCATAGATCCATCAGCCCGCCAAAAGTCCTGTTCATAGGTGGCGTACATGTATTCCGGATCATAATTGTCCAGCAACTTCCGGGTGTTGCTGAAATCGGTACACTGGCCCGGATCCACCGCCGAGTTATTCTGCGCTGCCTGGTTGATAACGCCGATGGTGACGTCCATGTACATCTGTGCACGGGTCTGTTTGGTCTGCGCCTCTTTGTAGGCTCTGCTTACTGCCTGCATCAGTCAATCACCCCACAATCCACCAGGTTGACCTTGCACACCTTATACCGGGTAGGCCGGCCGTCGCTGTCATATTCACACGGCGTCCCGGTCCGGTTGCCCGGATACATCTGGATTGTGATCCAGCCATCGTTTACCATGTCGGGAAATCGTACAGTCACAACAAATTCCGCAAACGCCCGAAGCATCTCCGCCCACGTCGCGGCGTCCAGATAGGACCATTGCAGGTTATCTATCTTATATTGATCCCGGCCGACGCGGTCCCCGATAAACTCTCCAAGGGCATTTTTCCCGTCGCTCACGTTGGTTGCTACGATCAGATCGGCCATATTGTCGGGAGGCGGAAACTCCCGACCGTTGATTGTAATAAAAGCCATGTCTCCACCTCCTTATCAAAATGCGAAGCCCGAACGCTTCTCAAGATCTTTAAGTTTCTGCCGGAGTTCCCGGATATCAATGTTGACCACCAGATCAAAGTTCTCGATCAGCTCGATGATCTTTTTGAGTAGGTCAATCATGATGATTAAGTACTGCTCGCTCATGCCGTCCGGCCTGGCTGCCATTGCAACGGCCTTATCGACCATATCTCGTATTCTCCCGGTGTCTTCATAGCCAGGACTCGATGATCCCACCATAGCCAGACGCGGCGTTGCATTGCTTGTCATACTCCTTATGCTATTAACCAATGGTGTAAGGGCTGCTCTCATGCCACCCTGTACTGCCTGAGAGATTCCCTGAGTGATCTGCGTGTTATTGGCAACCGCCGCTTTACCGCCCCACTTACCAATCATCTCAGGGGTACCGTTTTCATTGGCCACAAACATCTGGCCTGATTTCGGGAAGCCTCCGGTTGCATGGCCCTTTACACCTGGGCCACTGTCAACATAGTCGGAAGTGCCTCCCGGCCCGGAACTATCACTGTCACTTTCTTCAGCTTCTTCTTTACCTCGCTTGAACAGATTCTTTGCACCATCTACAATACCGTCCCAGACACTTCCTACAAAATCTGCAATGCCGCCCAGCCAGTTTTTCACGTCTTCCCAGATATTACTCATACCTTCCCACAGTTTGTTCATGATGCTCTTTCCGACTTCCAGCATTTCGTCAAGATTGAAGATGTCCTTGATTTTCTGCCAGATTCCGTCAAACCACTCTTTGATGGCATTCCATTTTTCTTCGATGGTGGTCTTTACGCTATCCCAGATTTCAGACAGCTTATCCTTGATGCTGTTGAATATCTCTGATGCTGAATCCTTCAGTCCATTCCAGAGCCCGGAAGCAAACTCCTTAATCTTTCCCCAAATAGATTCCCATACACCTTTAATAACGCCCAGCACCGTACTTATAATATTGCTTATTGCAGTCATCAGGGTATTTGTCAGGCTCTTCATGGCCTCCCATATTTGGCTGAAAAATGTCTTAATGCCTTCCCATGCCTTTTCCCAGTCTCCAGTAAAGATTCCGGTGATAAAATCCATCAAACCGCCCAGCGCGTCGAATACATGGCCCAGAGTCTCGCTAATTCCTTCCCACCAGCCAAAGAACATGTCAACCAGTCCTGATAATGCATTGCCAATGATAGGAGCCATTGTCTCAATAAACCATAAAACAAATGGCTTAAGGAAATTTTCCCACACTACCGTTATAGCATCAGCGACTTTTCCGGTGAAATCGAGAAACCTATCTATGAGAGGGCTTAAATATTGTTCGTGAAACTCCTGGAATCTCTGGGACATTTCCGATATTACCGGGAGGATGTACTGATTATAAGCGTCCAAAAGTTTTTCTGTTATTTCAGAAAATCCTTTTTTAAATGACATGAGCATAGGTGCTACATGGTCGTTGTATGCGTTACCTATTTTGGTGAATGCTTCCTCGATCACTGACTTAATCGTTGAAAATATCGGTTCAATCGCACTGAAAGTATCTTCCAGCGTTGATTTGATATAATCTGCGTTATTTATAATGGGACCAGTAAGTACGCCCAGCAAATCAGCTGCAAATGTACCAGCCAGTTCAGTAACGCCCATAAATCCTTCGGAAAAGATTCCGATGATGTCAGCTGTAATCTGTTTGGCGCTGCTACTCCGGAAAGATTCAAATATTGTAGCTACTGCGGTCGAAAATCGGCCACTTATCTCAGATATCCTGGAACCGATGTCAAACATTGCTACGATATATTCGATCAGCCGTTCCTTGTTCTGCTCTAAGTATAGGCTGATTCCGCCCAGTAGATTATCAGCAATTGACGCACCAATACTTGCCGTGGAACCGGCAACTTTACCCAGGTTAAATACAAACCGATTTAGAAACTCATCTGCCGCAGAAACAACAGCCGGATCCAGAAATATGTCTTTTAGACTCTGTCCGATGTTACTGATTGACTGCCGGATACTGTCTAAAACATCTTTGTTACCAAAGGCAATGTTGAATCCACCCTTGAATAGACTTGCAAGCTCTCTGGCCTTATCAATGAGCCCCTGATACTTGCTGTCCATCTCATCAATGGCCGAAGTATCAACTTCTCCCATGTCGAACTCGTCGGCTGCATATCCGCCGCCCGCTCCACCACTGGATCCGCCGCTGTTCGGTGCCTGAATGACATTGAGTTCGTCAATACCGCTCGTAGCGCCTTTGATATCCTTCGCGGCCTTCTTCGCAGCGCTCCCAGCTCCTCCCATGGCTGTTCCTGCGCTATCCGCGGATTCTGCTACGCCTTCCATACCGGCGGCGGCAACCACAGCGCCTCCTCCGCCTGATTTCTTCCCAGCAAACATATCTGTCAGGGATTTAAAAGCATTGGCCAGGCTCATCAGCTTGTTGATTATAAGGTTAATAACCTTAATGACAGGAGTCAGTACATTGATAAGCCCCTGACCGATCGTTGCCTTTAAGCTATCAAATTGAAGCTGCAGGATACGCACCTGATTCGCCCAACCGTCAGACGTCCGGATAAAATCCCCGGAAGCCGTTGTCAGCTGCTCCGTAACAAACTTATACCTTAGTGCAACCTTTTCAGCTTCGCTCATCTTTGCGGTCGTTTTGCCAAATCCATTCGCTAAAGCAAAGCTGTCAAGTGCACTCTGGGTCATGACAATTCCCAGATCCTTCAGGGATTCCGTCTCTCCCGTAAACACCGATTTCAGTTTTGTATAGGCTTCGTCCTGGCTGATATTATAGAAGGAAGCCACGTCTCCGGCTAACCCGGTAAGGGCTGTAGACATCTCGTAGGCTGCCTGTTCGTTGAATCCGAAGGCCTTCGCCATAGCGCCGAACGTACCCGTGAACTTCTTTGCCATCGTTTCAGACAGGCCGAAGGATCCTGCCGCTTTTCGGGCGAACTCATCTACTTGTTTTGACATTCGCGGGAATGTCACGTCAACGACGTTCTGGACCTCTGCAAGATCGGACCCCAACTCAATACATGATGCACCGAAATCTATAATCTTCTTAACTGCAAATGCGGCAGCCAGGGCTACTCCTGCCTTCTTCGCCATGCCCTGAATGCCGGCCATCTGCTTCTTAAAGCTATGATCATTTACTGTAAGGTCAAGACCAATTTGCCCAACGCTCTCAGCTGCCATACTATCACCTGCCTTTACTCTTCTGGTAAGACAGGCACATCGGCACAGCGTCTTAGATCTTTAACTCAAATTCTCGCTTGCAATCCTTATTCTTGCATTTAAAAAAGACACCCTGGCATCTGGCGTCCTGATTTCGGATTGCATTTACCGGGTACCCGCAATACGGGCACCTCACTTTTTCTTTCAATGCCTTTATTTTCTCAATCTCAACCACCTCCGCACAGGAAAGCCATCTGCCGCTCCAGATATTCCATCTGCTGATCATATACCTGCGGGCTCATCTGCACAGCCTGACGGTTATGCCACTCATCGTAGATCCGTTTCTGGTCTGCAGTAAAGTGCTTAATAACATCTCTATCCGTCTCTGATCTAATTGCCACAATGCGGCCCAGCACCGTATCCGGAGCGATCCCGGCAACAAGAGATTTAAACTCGTCCCAGCAGACCGACTCAAATTCCTTCGTCCTGATTCTCAGCCCGTACTGCGATAGAAAACTGGAAACGATCAGATCCCAGTCCTCAAACAGGTCGTAGTACGGGTCACTGCTCCCCCCGGCTGTCACCATCGGTATCAATGATTAAGCCAACGGCTGCTTCTACTACCGTAACCAGATCACTGAAGTTCAATTTCAGTTTCTCAATCTCCTTCTGAGACTTCTCTGGGAACATCATTTCGTACATATCCACGATTTCTTTCGGTCCCGGATCTCCATTTCCCATCAGCCCCATAACCTTAAGCATGGTTGGGGCATCCGCATTGACCTCCAGCTTCTTCCCTTTAATCATCAGCGATGGATTGCCATCAAATGTAAGTTTCTCTGTAATATCAATTACTTTTGCCATCTCTTATTCCTCCTTATACTGCGGGCGCTGCCGGCGTAAAAACCGGTTTGCCATAACAGGTTATCTCAAATTCAAGCGCATCAAGCGCCGCTGTATCGCCTCCACCGGGCGTTGTTACATTGACCGTACAGTCAAATGCCAGCTTTGCTCCACTGACCATCTCCCACTCGAATTTGGTCTTAACATCATTTCCCATCTTCCAGGCAAGACTCGCAATATAATCATTGCCCGGGTCTCCGACCGTCCGTTTCCCCTGGAATGAGAAGCTGAGTTTCTTTGCAACTACTTCGTTTTTTGCCCAGCCTCCTGCATCCATGGCGTACCATTCGTCCTGTGTTCCGTCAATCGTTGGAGCGAAATTCGTAAGGTTCATCGGAATCGCCATGTCGCTGTCTGTGCTATCCAGACCTTTTGTACCGAATTTAAACTTATTATTATGCACCGGAAATACTTTCCCTGATTCTGCCATTTTTCATTCCTCACTTTCTCTGATATACAAAATCCAGCCATATCACATATTCATATACGCCTTTATCATCTGTTCCCACGTCGACCGGTTCGGGTACCTGAAGGATAATACAGTGAATGGGCGTATCCCCTATGGACAGGCTGGTTACATTTTCAAGTTTCTCGTATAGCTCATAAGCGGCCTGCTCCGATGCTTGCACACTCTTATCCCAGTGGATCAGAAGGGAGATGCGCCGGATATCGTAGCTGCTGTATTTGTAGCCACCCAGAGCCATCACCGGCGGCCCACTGTCTTTTCGATGGTACACGCCGATGGAATGTTCCTTCTTGCCGTTCAGCTTGCCAATATAGACATTGTTATCGTCAGCGATTCCCAGGCTTGCAATGTAACCGCGGATATTATCCAGTGTCAGCATCATACACCACCTACTCTCTTATAAAATTGCCTGAATGCTTTCTTTGCAAAGTCTTCCTGCTTTCCGCCCTTCAGCCACGGCGCATACCATTCACCGCCGGCAAACGGATTCTCATCTGTCCGGTAATCATATTCCGGATGATAGTAAAGCCGGCGGGCATATGGCGTACTAGAAACCAGACTCGCCCTCCCATGCCTGGATTCGCCATAATCTACGAACGATGCATCTTCTTCCAGATGGCCGCTGTCAAATGGCATAACCTGCGCCTGTACCACTTCTGTATGCAGTGCTTCCGCCGTCATTTCCAGCGCGGTGACTGCTGCCTGTGTAAGCTGTTTAATTCGTGGGAAGTTCATCTTCACCGATGACTTTACCTGCATCAGATCACCTCCAACTGGCAGAAATTAACCGTGCCGTCCGGATTCCTGGCTTTCATGCCCTGTTCGATCCGCCGCTCTTGACCAAACACTGTCACCGTGCCGCCACTGAGAGTTGAAAAGTCCGGCGCGATATCACCTGGGAACATAGCCGTGCCGGTGATCTGGATCAGTTTCTTTTCCGTGGTCAGTATCGTCTTTGCCCTGTCCTGAAAGTTGCACTTCAGATCCAGATCAATTACCTGCTCCGGCTCGCCATGGTTATTCACGTCTTCGGACTCCAGATGGACGTGTATATCTACTTTACAAAGCTTTTTAGGTACTAAACATGGGTATCTCATCAAATCACCTCGCTAACCGGCAACATAAGCCGGTCTGAGATAGCAGGGCGTATGTATCGCGCTTCATCGCCACCCCCTTGTCCGTGTAAACGTTCCAACTTTCCCCAAACTGGACAGATACTCCATTTAGGCTGTAACTGGACAGGATCGTGCTGATTTCGTCGGCATTCTCATATTCAAAATCAGCCTGCTGACAGACCACTTCTCTGATTGTTTCCTGCTGAAATGGTGTTAAACAGGAAATTCCCCGGCCTACAATTCGGTTGTAAGTCAGGGAATCAATATGCCGGCTGGCCTGCCTAAGAATCTGATTGATTTCAGCGCATTCCTTCAGGATTGTACCGTGGTACTCGTTAAAGTAATATTCTAATGTGACATATGGTTCATAGACCATACTATTCACCAGCCTTCTTACCCGGTGCCTTTGTTTCCTGTTTGCCTGCCTTAAGCTCTGCGATCTCCGCCTTCAAAGTCTCAATCTCAGTATTCCTCTCTGCCGCCAGTTCCCGGAGACATTCGATTTCTTTGACGGCCTTTACATGCTCATCATATGGTACCGTCTTGCCGCGGCCATATGCAATTGTCTCACCATTATCGCCCAGAATATCAAAGCCACCGTCCTGATAAAACTTCTGCTGTGATTCGTCAATCGTGTACTCCCTGTTTCCTTTAACTGCTCTCATCTTAGCTCCTCCTTACGCTCCGGCTGCCACATTCATGGCGCAGCCTTCTACCTTTTTCTCCAACAGGAACAGATCGCCAAAGTTACGGTTCTGGTACAGGTAGCCATCAGCAGTTCTGGAATCCGTCCCTGGAGTAAACAGCTTGATGTAACTATATTTATCCCGGCAGACAACGCAGGACGTATGGATCAGGATCCAGTTGATCTGTTTCGCATCGGCAGCCGCCACACAGCCTGCTGTAAAGTCATACTTTGTTTTCAGCCTGGCAGCCGGCACCATCTTAATAGACACATCATCAATACTGTGCACTTTGCGGTTAATGGTGGAGGGGGAAGTCACGGTCATAATACGCTGCATGCCTTCTGCTTCTTTCACAATCTTATTCATGGTCGGGGTTACATACAGGACTCTTCCTTCCTCGGGTACCCCAGCCTCATCCATGCGGGCCATTTCCTCATCAAACGCTTCAAGGAAGTTCGCAGCGGTAATCACGGTTGTATCAATCCGACCGGAATACTGGGTCAGTTCTGCATGCAGTTTACTGAACCGGTAGGAGTCCTTTTCCGGGATTGCCTGCTCTGTCTCAAATGTGTTCTGGATATTTGCTACGGACAGGGTGAGATTGGTCTCGTCGATGTCCATAGGGTCAATCCAGAACTCCACGTCTCTGTCATGTTCCAGTTTCTTCGCCTCCCAGTCATTGCTGAGGGTACCGGAGTTAAATCCCGGTGTCCTGGTATGGTCCTTGTAACCGGATACCGTCATTCTTGGGAGTTTAATGGTCTGGGCGTTAATAAACTTCACACTCTGGTTGCTCTGCGTCAGTGCATCAGAGCACAGTTCTTTTGCATACTTCTGCTGGAGAAGCTGCGTAAAGGTTGTTGCATAATCGTATACTGCCATGTGTTAATTCCTCTCTTTCTTTAAAGTCCAAATGCCTTCTTTAAGGCATCGTCACTGTTTGTCTGCTGGCCGGATCCGCCGGAAGCTCCCACCTGAATAAAGCCCGTAGTCCCTGCCGCCTGCGGTTTCAATGCTGGTACATCTTCCAGTACCTTATTGATTGCATTTTTTAGCGATTCATCATTGATCTTCCCGTCCTGCCCTGTAACCTGGCTTAAATCTGCAATTTTTAAGACATACGGGATTGTTTTGGCATCGAGTCCCAGGCTAATCGCGGTAAGAGTTGCCTCTTTTTCCAGCATAGCCTGCTGAGCCATGGCCTGGGCCTGTGTGATCTGCGTCTGAAGAGCATTGACGTCCGGCTGCTGAGCCGCCTTCTGCTGTTTAAATGCAGCGATGGCCTGCTTCATTTCTTCTTCAGACAAGCCCTGCTGTTTGAAATACGCTTTCAGCGCCGTATCTTCCTTGGCTGCCAGCGTTCCCTCAAGCATCTGCTGAATTTTACCATAATCAATCTGTGGCGCCGCAGTCTGCTGGCCTGTTCCCAGCAGCGTCTGTTGTGCTGTTCCTGCCGGCGCAGCCCCTGGTCCCGGGTCTCCACCTACTGCTGGTTCTGCAAAAAACTGTAAATTCATCTTTCTCATAATCTGATTGCTCCTTTCCATTTCTAAGAGTGTCACTCTTTGTTGCCTGATCCATTATCATCGGTGTCACCGGCCACGCAGAGTTTTAAGCCATACTCGTGTTTGGGCGTAAAAATAGCACCCAGGATAGTCCCGCGCGCTTTACTCATTTCTTCTTTCCATTCCAACACAATACGATAATTGTCAGGCAAATGATTGCCGTTATCTGCACTGCCGGTGTCATGTTCCCACCCCATTTCCGTTGCGACATCGCAACAAACAAAATACCACCGGCCCTTTTACTGACTGGTGGTATTAATTGCATTGTCCCCATGTTTCGCTGATAAGTTCGCCATCTTTTTTACATTCTCTGATAACGCATTTTGATGCCTGTTTTTCATCGATCGGGTTATTGTCATCGTCAAAATAGTAGATTTCCGAATAATCGCCTCCACTTGGGGTTTTCTCTTCGATTTTCTGATATTTCATGGTTCGCCTCCTATATTCCCAAAATTAAATTTAGAAGAGATGCTCTGTTAGGAAAACTCTTCTTAAATGCTTCTGCATCTGCAACATATTCTGCTATACTTTCCGCAAAGTCTTCCGCTGGTGCATTTTCTCCATACGGTGTCGGAGATTTCTTTCCTGACTCTATTATATCTTTTTTCATAGACTCTGTCCACAAAACTTCTGAAGAAAAATGTTTTTCAGTCGACGCTATCTGCCTATCTATATAATGGCCGGACTCATGGCAATATGTTCTTACAACGTAGTCATCATTGTGGGGATAATCATGCCGATAAAATGTAATTTTATCTCCCCCGGTTGCATAGGAATGTGTGAAATTTTTGTACTTCTTCTTCCAATAACTATCCTGCGGGTTATAATAATCCACAAATTCAATTGTCTTTGGCCCCTGTTGTCGAATTGTTTCCGGAACATTTTGCCATAATTCAATTGCCTTTTCGGGAGTCATCATTTGCTTTGCAGAATTCATTTTTTCTGGAAAAACAAATTTTGTTCCATCCGGAGTCTCGTATATTGTAGCCTTTGCAGTTCTCTTGACGCCACCACAGCCATCTGGAAGACCATAATCCTCTTTCGTAACGGCACAATCAATTCCACCGATTGATATCGGACATTGTTTTTTCCACGCCTCCGCCTTCTGCTGATATTGTTTCCGATTTTCATCATCCAACGAGTTGTCAGACAGCCTGTCAAACTTCTCAGTCTGCCGTTTCGCATACTGTTGTTTGGTCTCTTGCGTATTGGCCTGGTCGATGTCCTCCAACTCCTTCTCTGTCCATGAGTCATCAGCCGTGGAGATACCTGGGAAATAGGTTGTATGGCTGTCCTTACATCGTGGGTGATATAAGCCAGCGGCTATGGCCTTGCTCATTAGCGGATACGGCCCATCGGATTTCTTCCCGCCGCTCCATACATCGTCAATCAGGACCTTGCCGACAAACGGCAGACACTTCGGGCAAGGATTCCCACGCTTTACCATAATAACAGTGGTAATTCCCCATTCTTGCCGTTTTTCCCCCTCTCCTTGCAGATACGCCCGCTTGCTGGCCGTCCTGATTGCCATGTCGGCGTAATCAGCCAGAGTGTGGCGGGCACCGTTGGCATACTCCACACAGGCAAGCCCACGGGACAGCATATCCTTTGTAGCCATATCCACGGCTTTCTCATAGGTTCCGGCGCCGGTATTGGCATAGACCTGAGCGTTGTATATCACCTTTCGGTACTCATCATTAGCTTTCCGGAGGATTGCTGTCTCCGCCCGTTCCATATCGTTTGTTGTGGCCTCGATCAGTGCCTCCAGCTTCCGGTCGTTCAGCCGGAAGAACTCCGCAGCGGCCCCTTGGGTGACTTTATTTGCGCCAGTAAATCCATTCTTAATGGCGTTCAGGATCTGGATCTCTTGCTGCATATTCCCAGTCTGCCTTGCCTTGTAAAGAATTTCTCCAATCTGACCGTTAATATCCTTAAACTGCTTCCCGTAGCGCTTCTGATTGGCTTTCTTATACTTCTCCAGCGTTTTTAACTGTTCTGCCTGCCACATGCTCCACTGGATCCCTTCGTCGTCTTCCCATGCTCGGTGATGGTCCATATTACGAATCATGGACGCGATCAGTTCATCTTCAATCGCCTCGAAGGCGGCGCCGATATCATAATCAGCCAAAGGCATCACCTCCCGTTTGAATGTACCTTGAATCCCTGAGATTTAAACTGCCGCGTCAGGTTCTTAAGCTGAGTGACGCTTGTGCACTTATCACAGCGCAGCTCTGCATACTCCTTATTTTCGATAGCATATATCCCAAATGGAACCTGCTCACTTGCCGTCTGGAGTAAGCCCTGGTACTCTTTCCGGCTCATCTGGTACAGGCGGTTCATTACTTTGACCTTCATCTGACTTACCTCCTTCCGTGTTGACCATGAAGCCACCGGCAGCCATATTCATGCCTGGTTCCTCAACTTCTGCGATTCCCTGCTCCGCCTTCAGGCGCTTCACCTCGTCAGCCTTCCACGCCTCGTCCTTGCTGTCTCCCCACATCTCCTCGACCTGGGCCTCAATACTCATGATGCTGGCACCGGGACGGGCTTTAGATAGTGTTTCCACCTGACTCTCGAATGATGGATTCGCATACTCACCGAACGGGATCTCGACCTTCACCTCTTCAATCGGCCGCCCCGTTAGAACATGATAAGCATTGATGCAGGCAGATATTACTTCCGGCAGTTCCTCCTGCAAAGCCTCCACGATAGCATTACGTGTATACAGTGTGGCTTTCTCCTTCTCACGCTGCGCCTCGGCATTGTCCAGCTTCTTGACGTCGATTCCCAGCGTTGATGGGGAGATGATTCCTTGCAGGCAGAGGTCTAAGGCTGTCACATAGCTGGCAAGATAACTCTCATGCGGG